TGGAAGAACTGTAAAGACCCGATTCAAGGACTCAAACGGATTCATCAAGTACGTAAACGTACCCATGGATCTATCTAACCTTCCAGACGTAGAAGGTACTCTAGTAGCACTGCGTGCAACAATCGATGCTCTTTGGGCACTAACTATTGATGCCAGCACAGATATTGATATCTCTTCAGCAGATGGAACTACAGTTCCTCGTAGTCAGCGTTATCATCAGCTTCGCGAAATGATTGACGCCATGACTGCGCGATATAATCAATTGTGTGCAATGCTTAATGTCGGTCTTAATGCCATTGAGATGTCTAAGATCCGCAGAGTATCTAAGACAACAAATCGTCTGGTACCTATCTTTGAAGACAGAGAGTATGACGACTACGACTTGCCCCGTCGTCAGTTGCCACCGATTGATCATCGTGATGAAGATGAATCTAATATTCAATCACCGATTTTTGGCGGCATGTGGGGATTGTAATTTAATGAAGGCCCTTATAGATAAGGAAATCGTATGGGAAGAGTTGGATGGAAGATTGGCCGATTCTCCGTTGATTACGAAACCTCTGATATTTATAGGGGCCTTCGTGATTGGCAGAGACAAACAGGCGATCAGATATACTATTACCGCTTTGCCTATGAACAGTCCAATAGAGAAGACACATACGGTGAAGCAACAGCACCAAATGGAAAGGTCTATTTCGGACCTAACAATATTCCAGCACTCCATGTAATCCACATGGAGGGTGACAACGATAATACTGAACAAGGTTTCTACTATAACGACAGAGCCCACGTTACTCTATCTTTTGATCAGATAAAGAAGATGGGCCTAGATCGCATGGACTTGAATACTCAGAACTATCTGAAGGATAGATTTGTCTATGACACTAAGGTATTCAGAGTAACCAGTGTTCAGATTATGGGTCAGATTCAGCAGCGAGACATAATTGTCACAATTGATGGAACACAAGTAAAGCCAGATGAGTTGGTTAATGATATTCAGTTCCGTCAGTATGTATCTCCAAATGATAAGCAGTTCTCTCAGAGATACAGCCTTAACGATACTGTCTATGATCCATATGCCAGTGGTCGTGGTGTTTATCCTCTTGGCTACAATGCTACAGAGGGTCCAAGTAAGCTTTCTAAGATTATGCAGCAAGTAACTCCTTCACTAAGAAGTCCTGCCTATGTGGCTCCCCAGCAAACTGGGTATGGTGAGGGTCAATACGGATATGGTCCTTATGGAGGATAAATGGGAATCGTACTTCCCCAGCATGGACAATTAGACTGGGATGTAACTCTTAACAATGCTTTGACTGAACTATCTACATCAGTCAATGGTGTAACAGTTACAAATGCTCCAGCAGTCAATCAGGTGCTTACAGCTACTAGCACAACACAAGCTCAATGGGAAAATCCACAACTACCCGCTGGGCTGCTTTATGCTGTTAATAACCTATCGGATGTACAAAGTATTCCTGCTGCTAGAGCCAATCTAGGTTTGGGGAATGCTGCTCTACGTAATGTGGGATCTACATCAGGAACTGTAGCTGCTGGAGATGATCCTAGATTCCCTAACAGTATTCTTCAGGTTCCTGCTCCAACTGGAGTAGCAGCTACAGACACTGTAGCTATTCAGATTGCTGTTAATGCTGCTGCGGCATCAGGTGGAATTGTTCAGCTTCAGGGCGGAACATATATGCTGAATGCCACAATCAATATCCCTACATCTAACACTATGGTTATTCAGGGAATTGGTTGGGGAACAGTAGTAAAGCTTGCTCCTAATACAGACCAATATGCCTTTACATTCTCTGGTGCAGACACTCGCATTACTATGCGAGACATGACTATTGACGGAAATCTGTCTCAGCAGTCCACCTCTCCTACAATAGTTTCTGGTGGAATTAATGGTGCTGGAGCTGTGGCTTGCCGATTTGACAATATTCATTTCACAGCATGTAAGGACACGGGTCTTATTCTTGCTGGACAAAGTAACTCAGCCTTTGGACATAACAACAGAATCATAGGTTGTCTATTTGATCAGTCTCTGACCTCAACAGGTTTAGGACGTGGAATCTATATGACAAGCAACGATGAGAATCAGATCATTGGTTGTGACTTTGAATACCTGGGTGGTTCAGGTGGAACTACGGGATTCATTCATGATACTGCTGGGACTCAGTTTATTATCGGCTGTAACTTTGTCAATGGTGGAAACAACGCCAGAGGTGTATGGATTCAGAATGCTGCCTCTACAAAGGTTCTAGGCTGTAACTTCGATGGGACATCTGGAGATAGCATTTTTGCTGTGGCTACTAAGTGTGTAATTTCAAACAACACAATCTTTTCCCCTGGTATTGCAGGAACTGCTGGACAAGCCTCTGGTATTTATTTGGAATTTGGTACATCAGGAAATATCGTTTCTAACAACACTATTTCTTCCGCTCCAACAAATGGCGTGAGTCGTGGAGCTATTCGTGAATCTGGGGATGGTGGAGCTGGAAAGAACTCCATCACAGACAACCAGATCATTACTGAAGGCACATGGGGATTCGCAGCACTCGATCTAAGCGGCGTAGGCAGCCGTGTAAGAGACAATCTCGGTGGAGGGGTAGTAGGAGACGTACCATCTGTTATTGAGGGCTCTAATGGGCACCAGGGGCTTTCTACGTTAGTAGCAGGAACAGTCACAGTAGCCAATGCTTCAGTGAATATAAATAGTAGAATTCAAGTGACTTCACAGACCGATGGTGGAACACCAGGATGGCTGCGAGTATCAAGTATAAATCCAGGAGTGGGATTCACTATTACTAGCTCCTCAGCTACTGATACTTCTACTGTCGCATGGTATATCTCTCAGGCTCTATAAACGGAGAACTTATATGACTTACACACCTATCCCAAGGGGAACACAACAATGGGATGTTCCTTTGAATGCAGCTCTAGCTCAAATGGATGCGAATATTACATCTAGTGCTGGAGCTGCGCTTCAGGCTGCCAACAATCTATCTGATCTTACAAACCCAACTCTAGCCAGACAAAACCTAGGTCTTGCTGCTAGTGCTGCTGTAGATGCTACATGGATCAATGTAAAGGATCATGGAGCTGTCGGTAATGGCACAGCAGATGATACTTCTGCTATTCAGTTAGCTATCTCTATTTGTTCTGGAAATGGCGGGGGAGTTGTCTACTTCCCACGCGGAACATATAAGATCTCTCAGAAGTTGACTATTGTAAACCGTGTAACTCTCATGGGTGCTGGACCTAACGCAACAATTATTCAGCAGACAGCGACAGCTCAGGACTGTATTTTTGGAACAGATGTAACCTATGTGGCTATTAAGGAAATGCAATTACTTGGTCCTGGTTCAGGAACAGGTATTGGTATTGACTTTACGCTAACCAATAACGCAGCCAATGTGTATATTGATCTGTCTAATGTCAGCATACTTAGCTTTGGTTCCCATGGAATCTTCATGCAGAATCCTATCGTTTCGGATTTCCGTAAGGTAGTCGTTCAAACTAATGGAGGAGATGGATTCCATATTGTAGGAAAGACATTCCCTGGAGCTGCGGGTACATCTGTAAACTTCCACGCGTGTTATGCAAACGGAAATACCAACATTGGTTATTACCTGTACAACATGGTGTACACAAACCTTTCTGCTTGTGCTGCTGATTCAAACGCTGCTGGATATGTATTCGATAACTGTCAGAGTGTGAATGCCAGTGGCTGTGGAGCTGAGGCTCAAGTAGGACACAGCTTCAGAATGAATGCCAGTTATGGTGTCTCGCTTAATAGCTGCTGGGTATATAACAATAACTCCATTGGTATTTATGTAACTGGAAATACTAATACTGCTGTCATTACTGGTTGTACAGATAACTCTCCATTAGGCGGAGCTACAGCTTTCATCAAGGTAGATTCAGGTAGCCACGCTACTCTATCAGCCAACCACAACACAACAGCCAACAGCTTGGCATCAGGAACTACCAACATCCTTGACGACTCTGCTGGTGGTGTTCAGTTCAATGGGTATACCTTTGTTGGTGGAACTGCTGAATTTGCTGGAGCAGTAAATCTTGATGCTGGACCTATTACAGTTAATAAATCTACTTCTGTAGGTAATGCAATCAATGCTCAGGTTAACGGGGACTCTATTCCACGCTTCACTATTCAGGCTAATGGTGGACTTAACTGGGGAACAGGTTCTGCTGCTCAGGATGTAAATCTATACAGAGGTGCAGCAAATGCTCTCCAAACTGATGATACGTTTATTGTGGGTCAGTCAGCCAGAGTTAATAGCAACCTGGTAGTAGGTTCTACAAATATTCTTGGCGATAATGGCGTAGGTGAAATTCAGCTTGCCAATGCGACGACAGTTCCAACTACTAATCCAAGTGGTGGAGCAATTATTTATGCCACTGGTGGATCTGTTCAGCTAAGAAATTCACAGGGATTAGTAAGAAGTATTGTAGGATCTGTTAATGGTTCCAATGTACAAACAACTGTTGCTAATACTACAACTGAAACTACAATAGGTTCCTTGACTATTCCAGCCAACGACATGGTTGTTGGAGCTATCTATAGATTGCGCGCTTGGGGAACTTTCTCAGTAACTGGTACCCCTACATTGAGACTGCGTTCTTATGTAGGTTCCACAGCCATTGCCGCAACAGGAAACGTCACAGTTGGAACTTCTGGAATTACAAATCGTTCCTGGTCAGTAGAAACGTATTTCACTGTACTGTCCACTGGAAGCTCTGGAACAGTCATGGGACACATGACTTTCCCTAATTCCATTGCATCCACATCATCTGCTAATCCGACAGTAACTACAGGTACTATTGAGGACGGTGGATCAGTTATTACTGTAAATACAACAACCTCAAATACCTTTACACTCCAAGCAACATGGGGAACAGCAAGCACATCAAATACGCTTACTGCTTATGGTGTAATGGCAGAACGAGTAGCATAAGGAGCACTAAATGACATTTACCCCTATTCCAAGAGGTACCCAGCAATGGGATGTACCTCTTAATGCTGCGCTTGCTCAATTAGATTCCAATATCACTTCAAGCAGTGGCTCAGCTCTACAGGCTGCAAACAACTTGTCTGATCTAACCAATAAGATTCAGGCCAGAACTAATTTGGGTATTAGCCAGGGAACTGTAGCAGGTGTTAACAACTACAACGTAAAGGATTATGGCGCTGTAGGAAATAACATTGCTGACGATACCGCAGCTATCCAAGCGGCTATTGCTGCCGCTCAGGCAACTGGTGGACAAGTTTACTTTCCAGCAGGTAATTATCTACTGAATGGAACTGCGCCACTTAATGTCACAGGAACCTATGTAACCTTCCAAGGCAGTGGTGTAGGAAATACTTCTATCAATATTGGTTCTGGATTCACTGGTTCTGCTGCTATTACAGTTTCTGGTAATTATTTTGTATTCCAGAACATGACTATTCAAGGTAATAACTCTACTGTCACAAGTAATCCTGCCTGCCATGGAATCGTTGGAACAGGTGCTCAGACACTCAGAATATTGAATTCTTCTTTCCTGAATATCAATGGTTATGCTATTGAGGCTTTTGGTACAGCAAGCTCTACATTACATGGTGGATTCGTAAGCCATGTAAAGATTCAGTCTTGTGCTGGTGGTATTTACATCAAGTCTGATTCCACACAGACAGCAGCCAACTTCATGCTGGATAACATCTTTACAAGATTTATTGGTGTGAATTCAGGAACTAATGCGAACCTAGATTGTATTCGTATTGAGGATTCTTGGGATGTTCTAGCTCAGAACTGTATTGCTTGGATGAATGCAACCACTGGTGGAACTGGTGTCGCCTTTAGAGTAATCGGAAACTGTGCAGCTACCTTCATTCAGAACCTTGATGCTCTAGGTCCACAGACAGGAACAGCTAACGTTTCTCTTGAGGCAGGAACAAATGGTTCCCCTCAGAACGTACAGATCACTGGTGGAGTTATCCAACAAGGTGGGGTGGGTCTGAATATTGCTGGAGCAACTACACAGGTTCGTGTAAATGGTGTTCGCTTTATCAATAACCAAACACATGGTGCAGTAATTTCTACTACTGGTCCTGCCATTTATCTGGATAGCGTATTCTTCTCAGGGAATGGTGCAGCAGCTACAGGAACAAATTATGATCTGAACTGGTCTGGTACAACGACTGGATATGTAACAAACTGTAGATTTGCCTCCGCCATCGTGGCTACAGGAACAGCAGGTGTTCAACAATCTATAAATATTGCTGCTGGACAGAACGTACGATTTGTTAATGTTGATTTCCAGGGAACAGGAAATTCTTCAGCTAACTGGTTCACCAATACCCCTGGAATTGCCACTGAACTTTCCAGTGGTAAGTACGACTTCCTTACTACCATTACTGCAAATAACGGAACTCGACCAATCGAGCTTCAGCCTTCTGCTTCAGGAAATACAGCATTAGCTGTAAATGTAAGCGGAAGTGATGCTTTCGATAGGGCCAGAATTCTAGGTAATGGAACATTCCAGATTGGACCAGGAACAGCAACAAGAGATACCAACCTGGGTAGAGCTGCTTCAGGTATTCTCTATACGGATAAGACTCTTCTAGTAGGTTCTTCTACAGCACTAGGTGATAATGGTGTGGGAGAGATTCAGCTAGCTTATGCTGCTACTCCTCCATCTACAAATCCGTCTAATGGTCTAGCTATCTATGCTTTCAATAACAGTATTCCTTTGAGAGTAAGAGATACCTCTGGAAATATCCATGGGTTGTATGATGCTGTCGTTATAGCTGCGTCTGATCAATCGGTTACCAGCGCTACACAGACGGCTTCTACTCAGATTGTAGGTTCAGTAGAACAGGGAGCCACTTATCTTGTAGAGCTTATGGCTATTGTTTCGAGTGCTGCCGCTTCTGGAAATACAACCTTCTCATGGACTGGTCCAACAGGTGCCACTATGAAATGGGGAGATGTTTATACTCCCTCTGATTACCAGTCAACAATTGGTGGAGTAATTTCTATTGGTAATACGGGAGCTTCCAGATTGGTAATGTTCCAAGGTAAACTTGTAACGACTACAAATGCTGGTAACTTGACGCTTACATTTGCAAGCTCTAATGGTTCTACTAGCGTTAGTGTTCTGACCGATAGTACTTTGACACTAAGAAGAATTAAGTAGGCGATATGTGGATCTTCAACGAAGATAGAGCCATGAAGGCAAAGTTCTCCAACCTGGTAGTGGCAGATGTAAATGCGCCAGATACAGGAATGCCTGTGCAGGTTATTTGGCTGGACTCTGAAGTTGAGCTAACGAATCTCACATATCCCTCTATTGTTATTGCCAATACTGGAATTGAATTTGATGCCGAGAGAGCCCATGCTGGTTGGGCTCAGCTCGGATATACACCAGAAGGATTTACAGATTGGATTTCTGATACAGAGCTGACAGTAGAGGATTCTCCATACTGGGCCTTTACTCCTATCCCGTATAATATTGAATATCAAATAGAAGTATTGGCAAGAAATAATCAGCACGCAACATTCTTAACTGCCGTATTAGCTGGTCCAGATTATCTAAGTACGCGTCATGGATATCTAGCAGTGCCCGAGGATGGCACAGTACGTCGCCTAGATCTTATGACAGGACCAGAGCGACAGAATACTCATGACACTGATGGTAAGAGAATCTTCCATACAATCTATACCCTCAGAGTTTCTACGGAACTTCTTCCAATAGAAATTGAAACCTATTCCAAGGTTACAAAGGTTGTGGACACTATCACAACGATCCCTCCTTTGGTCTAATCTGTATACTGATAGTGCCACTTCTTAAATAAGCTAGGAGATATTAATGACTTATCAGCGTCCAGGGGTATACGTAAATACCTCACTAACACCTTTGTCTACGGGGACAACAACCCCTGGGCAATCTACAGCAGCGTTTGTGGGTACGCATACTCAGGGACCGACTACTCCAACGCTTATTACAAGCTGGAATGACTTCCTGAATATCTTTGGTGGATTCGGTAATGGATCTTCCTACCTACCATTTGCTGTATGGCAGTATTTCGCCAACAATGGTAACGAGTGTTATGTAGTTCGTGCAGCCGCTTCAGACGCTGTTACAGCTACACAAACACTTAATGACCGCGAAGATGGTACAGGGGCTATTCTGCCTCCTACAAATGTAGTTGCCACAGCTTCAGGAACTACAACACCTTCTTACACTTACGAATACACTGTTACAGCTAATAATGCTAATGGTGAAACAGATGGTGGAACGCCTTCCACAGTTGTAGCTAATCAGGTTCTTACCAGTACAAATAAGGTTACTGTTACTTGGACAACTGTAACAGGGGCTACTGGGTATAACATTTATCGTCGTAACCTGACTGTCGATGGTGTAACAGCTACACCTCTAAAGCTATCCACAGTTAGTGGACAAACTACAGCTACCTTTACAGATGACGGTTCCTTCACACCTGCTGGACCTATTCCTACCTTCAACGGAACTGGCGCTCCAATTCCTATTCTGAAGTTAGCCTGTGTATCTGTTGGTACTTGGGGTAATAACATTTATGTTGATATTACAAACAGCACAACGGGTGTAGGTCGCTTCAATATCATTGTTCGTTATGGTGGGACTGCCGATTCAAATATCGTAGAGCGTTTCCTAGACGTAACAATGAATAGAACTGATCAGCGCTATGCTGTAGGAATGATTAACTCTACATTGCTGGGATCAAAGTACATCCAGGCTACTGACCTGGGTACTTACACTACATGGAACAGCAACATTACTCCACGTCTACAGAGTGCTACAGCTCTATCTGGTGGACTTGACGGAGTTGCTACACCTAGCTATCTAACAGCCACACAGAGACTGTCTTCTATTCAGCAGAATCTAGACCTGAATCTTCCAGGTGTTACAGACACTCTTACATTGAATCCAGTTCTTAACTGGGTAGACACGCAGCCAAACATCTTTGCAGTAGTAGATGTTCCGCAGGCCGTTATCGGATCTGATGGTGTAACTCCATCTGAGTCAGCCACAGTAAATGAGTACTTGGCTATGGTTGTAGGAAATGCTCAGATTGTTCCTTCAGCTCAGGTTGCTGTATATGGTCCATGGCTAGAGATTCCAGACCCTATTTCTACGACACCTGGAGCTACAAGAAAGCTTCCACCTGGTGGAGCAGTTCTAGGTCTTTACTCTCAAACAGATGCACAATACGGAGTACAAAAGTCTCCTGCTGGTGTTGTTATTCCTGTTCAGAGAGTTGCAGGAGTAGAGCTTGCCTTCCAGAATGCAAACCTAGATATTCTTAACACAAACGGTGTAAACATTATCCGTAATGTTGCCAGCTATGGTTACTGTGTAATGGGTGCAAGAACACTTCTACCTAACATGCCTAACCGTTATGTTTCTATCCAGAGAACACTGATGAATATCACAAATACTCTGGAGCAAATTACTCAGGTAGCTATCTTTGAGAACAACAACTCTCAGCTTTGGTCAAAGCTGAGTGCTATTGTTACTCAGTACCTACAGGGAATTTGGCAGCAGGGAGTTCTACAGGGTGATACTGCGGAAGCAGCTTACTTCGTAGAATGCGACGCTGGAAACAATACGCCTACATCAATTGCCGCTGGTGAGGTTCACGTTCAAGTTGGACTGGCTTTGAACAGCCCTGCTGAGTTTATCGTTATCGATATCAACCAGATGGCCGCTTCGTCAACCACATCCAGCTAAGGAGTAATAGATGGCTACTACTAACACAGCCCCTATTGCAAAGGCAACTCCGTCCTTTGCTCACTTGAAGACTGACCCTCTTCGTAACTTTAAGTTCAATGTTCACATCATGCACCCAAACATCACAGGGTTTGCCTCTATGGGGTTTATGACCGTTTCGGGTCTAAATATCACAACTGAGGTTATTCCATACCGTGAGGGCGGAATGAACACAACTACCCAGAAAATGCCAGGTCAGAGCGATTTTGCACCTATCACCCTATCTCAGGGTGTTGCGGTAGGATCTGGCCCAATGTGGAAGTGGATGCGTGAATTGTTCACAGTTCAGCAGGGCACTGGAACAGGAGCACCTGGTAAGGATTTCCGTGCAACTGTTGACATTATGGTTCTTGATCACCCAGTAACAACAGCCTCTGTACCAGTCAAGGCTATCTATCGTGTGTACAATGCGTGGCCAACATCTATCGCCTTCTCTGACCTAGATGCTGGAGCCAATGCTGTATTCATGCAACAGCTATCTCTTGCACATGAGGGATTCGATATGAAGCTCGCTACAGACATTGGTCCTTCGGGCGTGTCTTTTTAGCAGCTAATGACGTATCTCTCCCTGAGCAATAAGATAGAATAAGTAGTAATCTTTCGAGACAATATTTGGAGAACGCATGGAATTCCAGTTGCCAGAATACTCAATGTCCTTTGATGATGACAAGGGGCAGGTAGTAAATTCAGCCGATACAGACATCAACGCTCTTACTAAGAAGGTTCTGCAATCGCTGAATCCTGCCCCTGTCATTGATGATTTACCTGATACCTTTGTTGAGCTTCCTGCGGGGATCGTAATTGAAGGCAAGGTATATCGTTCGGCTGAAGTTCAGGAACTTACTGGAGAGCACGAAGAAAAGCTTGCTAAGGCTCGCACAGCTAATAACCCAGC